GATAATAAAACCAATCAAATTAAATTTTCTACTACAATAGGAAATAATTGCTGGTGTAAGTGTAATATTGAATATTTTGTAGAATGGAGAATTTTAATTTATGAAAATGATAAATTATGGTATGAATACATTTACAATGCAAAAGATACGAAAGTTTACATTTCATTAGATTCAAGAGCATTGGGTGATTCATTATCTTGGATTGCATATGTGGATGAGTTTAGAAAGAAACATAATTGTAAAGTAGTAACATCTACATTTATGAATGATATGTTTGAGGAAAACTATAAAGAAATTGAATTTGTAACTCCTGGTACAAACGTTATTGATTTATATGCTATGTATAGTATTGGTTTATTTTATAATGAAGATGGTACTATAAATGGTTTAAAAAATCCAATAGACCCAAAGCACCAAACAATGCAAAAAATGTGTACGGATATTTTGGGATTGGAATATACAGAAATAAAACCAAAAATAAAGAAAAGAAATCCATATATAGACCCAAATCTTAAACAAGTTTGTATTGGTGTATTTGGTACTGCACAATCTAAATTTTGGAATAATCTAAACGGATGGCAGGATGTTGTTGATTGGTTAAAAAATAAAGGTTATACTGTAAAATTACTTTCAAAAGAAGGTGATGATTATATGGGAAACAAATTACCAAATGGAATAATTCAACACCCAAACGGGCCATTGGAATTGGTTATGGATGAAATGTTAAAATCAAAAGCATTTATTGGTATTGGTAGTGGATTAAGTTGGTTGAGTTGGAGTTTAAATGTTCCGACTGTATTAATTAGTGGATTCTCATATGATTGGGCAGAAATGCAGGATTGTATCAGAATTGCAGCCCCTAAAGGAAAATGTGAGGGATGCTTTAATAGGATTAAATTAGACCCATCCGATTGGAACTGGTGTCCAGACCATAAAGGTACGGATAGACAATTTGAGTGTACAAAATCAATAACATCCGAAATGGTAATAAAAGAATTGGAAAAATTCTTATAAAAAATAAAAAATAATATACTTATATATATAAAACAACAAAAACAAAATTATGGCAGCATTAGATAGTATTCCACAAAAGCAAACAATTGAAATTGAAATTGCAAAATTGGATGAAAAAGTATTAGAAAGCATAAAAGATTTAAATCAAAAATCTGCTAACATCATCAATGAATTTGGACAAATTTACATCAGAAAGAGAGAAATTCAAGAAGAATTAATCAGATTGGATGATTTCTTATTGAAAGGTGAAGATGAACTAAAATCTACTAGTAATGAATTAAAAGAAATACTTGATGCATTGGATGATAAATATCCACAAGGTAGAATTAATTTAGAAGATGGTTCAGTTCAATACCAACCGGGAGCACCAACTAGAAAGCAACAAGCTGAACAGCTAGCTCAACCAAGTGGTATGAAAGTAGTAAAACAATAATATCGAATATTTATATAGGAACAACTATATAATGAACGAATTATCAAACTTTTTAATAGAAACAATATTGGGAGAAGCGGCTCAAATGGACAAAGTAGTTGTTGTCTATTCGGGCCGCTTTCAACCATTTCATAAGGGACACTACGCAACTTATGATAATTTAGTACGCAAATTCGGTAAGGATAGTGTATATATCGGAACTTCTAATGTTACCGATTCAAAAAAATCTCCATTTAATTTTAAGGAAAAGAAAGTAATAATGACAACAATGTTTGGTATTCCATCAAACAAAATTGTAAATATTAAAAATCCTTATGCACCTGAAGAAATACTAAAGAAGTATGATTCTGATACAACTGGTTTAATAGTTGTAGTTGGTGAAAAGGATGAAAATCGTTTAAGTGGTAAATACTTCACTCCATATAAAGGTAAGGTAGAGCAAGGATATTTGGATAAAGGATATGTCTACGCTTCACCCGCTACGGCAAATCCTATTAGTGGTACTGATGTTCGTTATTGGTTAAGTGCTGGTAGTTCGGATGATAGAAAGAAAAACTTTACGAAAGCATATCCTAAATTTGATTCCCAAATATTCAAATTAATTACTCTTAAGTTAAAGGGATTGAAAGAATGTATTAACGAAGAAATTAAATTAAACGTAAAAGTTGGTGATACTTTGTTAATGGGTAAATTCAAAAATAAAAAAGTAGTTGTTAAAAATATAGGAACTGATGAATGGGGAATGCCAACAATCAATGGTAAGAAAGCAGTAACATTTAGAATTCCTAAAAAAGAAAATTTAAAAGAAACAGCATCTAATAGCGGGTTTAGAGGACAGGATGAACCTGATACATCATTTGTAGCAGATGGACAACCTAGAGTATTAAACACAGCTAAGCCTGAAAATTGGTACACTCAAGGTGGATATACTCAAATGGATACTCCAAAAGCAGACTCTATGAGAGGTAGAGGAAAATCAAAAGATACCGAAACTCAATTTAGAAAAGCTTATTATAAACTTAAGAATGTAACACAAAGTACATTAAATCCAGCAGATGACCCATTTAAGGTTGAAGATTGGCAAGAAACCGAACCAAATAAAGTAATAGATAAACCTAAAAGATTTTGGGAATTGCCCGATAATCAAAAAGATACTATAATTTCAAAAGAAGATATTAAAGAAATAGTTGAAGATTTTGATTCCATATTAGATGAGATGGGACTTGGTGGTGGAGCTGGTGTAGGATTATCTTTACCTGGTGGATATATCAATGGAGCACCAGACCCAGAAGATGCTAAGAAATTAAAATCTAAATTAGATGGTGATGGTAGTGAAGAATATACTCCAGTAAAAGAGGGATTAAAAGATTTAGAAAAAGAACTTGTATCATTATATAATAAGGCTTTTAAGCTTATGCCAAAATCTCCTGCACAAATGAAAGTTAGAGCAGAGATTGATAAAATTAAAAAACAAATAGATTCACTAAAGAAAGAATCAATAAACGAATCATTATTATTGGAAGGTGGGGCTTATGGTCACATGAACCATCCATTTGATATTGAAATGAATCTTACATTTGGTGATTTAAAACAAATCGTAGTAAGAGCATTAAATGGTGATTTGGAATTAGCAAGAGAAAAGACTGATGGACAGGCATTGGCAGTTAGTTGGGTAAATGGTAGATTAGTTGCAGCTCGCAACAAATCACACCTAAAGAACAAAGGAGCTGGTGCTATGACAATAGGACAGGTAGCAGACAAGTTTGCTGGTAGAGGTGGATTAACCGATGCATACAACTTCGCTATGCAGGATTTATCCAAAGCAATTGGCGCCCTATCCGAACCTCAACGTAAGAAGGTTTTTAAGGATGGTAGTTCGTTTATGAACTTAGAAGTGATATATCCAACGTCTGTAAACGTAATCCCTTACAATCAACCCCTATTAGTATTTCATGGTACATTTGATTATGATATGGATGGTACTATTGTAGGTGAAAACCAACAAGCGGCATCTATATTGGGTGGTATGATTAAGCAAGTAAATGCACACGTACAATCTAAATACACAATACAGGGACCTCCAATTAATAAACTTCCTAAATCAGAACATCTTTCTAAATTACAAGGAAAATATTTAGGAATGATTTCTAAACTTCAAAATGAATTCAAATTAGCAGATAGTGATGGTGTAGCTGATTATCATCAATCTTGGTGGACTGACTTTGTAGAAAAGAAAGCTAAGAAGTTAGATTATCAACAAAAAATAGGATTAATAAAGAGATGGGCTTTTGGTGACAAGAGTTTCCGTATAGCAGAAATAACTGATGACAAATTAAGAGCATGGGCTGAACAAACTGATAAGCAAGACCAACAAAAAATAGGAAAGCAAAATCTAATGAGATTTGAGGAGATATTTTTAGGAGTTGGTGCTGATGTACTATCCTTTATGGACTCGGTTCTTACAGCAAACCCTGATAGTGCCAAAAGACAAATGGTAGCTCGTTTACAATCAACAATATCTCAAGTAAAAGCAAGTGGTGACCCTAAGAAAATTGAAAAATTGAAATTAGAGTTACAAAGACTTAATGCACTTGGTGGATTCGAAAAGATTGTACCAAATGAGGGTATTGTATTTGTCTATGGTGGTAACACATACAAATTAACAGGTGCATTCGCACCCCTAAATCAAATTTTAGGTATTTTCTTCGATAAATAATTGTTTTCTGGATTTTGATATACTTATATATACAAATATATCGTAAGTAATATGGCAAAGGAATTCAATAAAAAGTTTATGCACCCAACACGTAGAAAGTTGGTAGATATGGTATTGACAGGTGGTGAATATGAAAAAAACACACAAATATCATTTTCTGGAGCAGATAAACAAAATGTAAAGCATAATGTTGGCGAAAGATGGACTGATGATAATGGAAAGACTTGGGTACAACATGAAGGTGGTAAGATAGAAACATCAGAACTATCAGATACAATGCAAGAAGTTAGAGCTTACTTAGATAAGTTAAACACTTGTAAATCTGATAATTGTAAAACAATAAAAGTAGGTAGAGTTGATAAAAAGTTAATATCTAAAACTGGATATTGTTTACATTGTCTTACAATAAGAGAATCTCAAATTAAAGTAGATGGATTGTGGAAGGAGTATGAAGATTATAAAATATATTCTAATATGATTGCATATGGTAATGATGTTGTTTCTCAATTTAAACAAGCTTATAGAGATGCAAAGCAAACTTATGAAGTAGTTCAAGAAGATGGTAAGATTGAAACTTGGAGTATGGAGAGAGATGTTGAAGAACTTAAAGCAGAAATCCTTTTGGAGATTGTTAAGTTTGAAGGTGAAATTGAACAAGCTACTAAATTAAGAAATGAGGCTTACGATAAATTAAAAGATAAAAATTACGATTTAGTAAGACCCCTTAACGATTAATATGAGTGCACCCATAACACCAAAAAAATCTTTAAAAGAGATTATTGCAGAAGAATACAAAAAGTGTGCGGTAGACCCGATTCACTTTATGAAAAAGTATTGTATGATTCAGCATCCGGTGAGAGGTAAGATACCCTTTCACTTATTCCCATTTCAGGAAAAGACCCTAACACAATTTAATGGTAATCGATTTAATATAGTCCTAAAATCACGTCAAACTGGTATCTCAACCCTATCGGCTGGTTTCGCACTTTGGAAAATGATATTCAATACTGATTTTAACGTATTGGTTATTGCAACAAAGCAAGATGTTGCAAAGAACTTAGTAACTAAGGTAAGAGTGATGCATGAATTGCTTCCTAGTTGGCTTAAGGGAGGTTCTATGGAGGATAACAAGCTTTCCCTTCGTTTACACAATGGTTCTCAAATTAAAGCTATTGCTTCATCTCCTGATGCAGGACGTTCGGAAGCCTTATCACTTCTTATATTTGATGAGGCCGCTTTTATTGATGATATCGATGAGATTTGGGTGGCAGCTCAATCAACACTTTCAACGGGTGGTAGTTGTATTGCATTATCTACTCCTAATGGTGTTGGTAATTGGTTTCACCAAACTTGGTTAGGAGCTGAGGAAAGCAGAAACCCATTCAATACAATCAGATTACATTGGACAGTACATCCTGAAAGAGACCAAAAATGGAGAGACCAGCAAGAGGAATTATTAGGATTAAAGAAAGCAGCACAAGAGTGTGATTGTGACTTTGTAAGTTCTGGTGAGACTGTAATTGAACCCGAAACTCTAATGTTCTATAAAGAAACATATATTCAAGACCCAATAGAGAAAGGTGGATTTGATGGAAACCTTTGGAAATGGGAACATGCCGATTATTCAAAATCATATATGGTAGTGGCCGATGTCGCGAGAGGTGATGGGGCCGATTATTCTACTTGTCATGTAATTGATATTGTGAACGCAACTCAAATAGCTGAATATAAAGGTAAAGTTGATACTAAAGATTTTGGAAATTTCTTAGTAGCACTTTCAACTGAATATAATGATGCTTTACTTGTGGTGGAGAACGCTAACATTGGATGGGCTACAATTCAGCAAGTAATTGATAGAGATTATAAAAACTTATTCTATATGAGTAAGGATTTAAAATATATTGATACTGAAAATCAAATGACAAATAGATATAGAGCTGAAGATAGAGGATTGGTAGCTGGATTTTCAACCACTTCTAAAACTAGACCTTTAATCATATCTAAATTAACTGATTACTTTAGAGAAAAATCAATTATAGTTCGTTCTAGTCGTTTGATAGATGAGTTATTTACATTTATTTATATGAATGGTAGAGCAGAGGCTATGAAAGGTTATAATGATGACTTGGTAATGGCATTTTCAATTGGATTATGGGTTAGGGATACTGCACTTCGTTTAAGACAGGAGGGTATTGATTTAACCAAAAGCGCAGTTGGTGGTATTACATCACATACTTACAATGGTGTATATGGTGGTGGTAATGGTATGGATGATAACCCTTGGAAAATGAGAGTTGGGAATGATTTTGAAGATTTATCCCAATGGTTGTAGTGTTTTGATATTTTACGATATTTATGTTATATAATGTCAAAATAGGATTTTGTAGAAATTAATAATAAATTATGGCAGAACAAGAAATAGATGATAGAAGTTTTTTTGGAAGGTTAAAGAAATTATTCTCAACTCAAGCTATCGTAACCGTTGATAAAGATGGTAAACGTAAAGTTGTAGATACTGATGACCGCCAAATGAATACAAACTTCGTAAATCTTAGAGATAGATATACAAAGTTACAAAGGTCTTATTATGAGACAAATCAGGGTGCACAATCAATGGCATATCATCAAGTTCGTAGAGAACTTTTTAGAGATTATGATGCTATGGATAATGACCCAATTATAGCATCGGCATTAGATATTTACGCTGATGAATCTACTACAAAGAATGAATATGGTGATGTATTACAAATTAAATCATCAAATGAGAATGTAAGTGCAATACTTCATAACTTATTTTATGATGTAGTTAATATAGAATTCAACTTATGGCCTTGGGTAAGAAACTTGGTAAAATATGGTGATTTCTTTTTAGCATTAGAAATAGCAGAAGGTAAGGGTATTATTAACGTAACTCCATACTCTGTATATAATACGGAAAGATTGGAAGGTACTGACCCAATGAACCAAAACTATGTTAAGTTTAAAGTTGAATTAGATAGATTTGGTAAAAAGGAATATGAGAACTACGAAATGGCTCACTTCCGTTTATTATCAGATACAAACTTTCTTCCATATGGTAAGGCTATGATTGAAAATGGTCGTAGAGTATGGAAACAATTATCCCTTATGGAAGATGCGATGTTAATCCATCGTATTATGAGAGCACCTGAAAAAAGAGTGTTCAAAATTGATATTGGTAATATTAACCCGCAAGAGGTTGATAACTATATGCAAAAAATTATCAACAAAATGAAGAAAACTCCATTTGTTGATAAAAATAGTGGTGATTACAATTTAAAGTATAATATTCAGAATCTAACCGAAGATTTCTTCTTACCTGTTAGAGGTGGAGATAGTGGCACGGCTATTGAAAACTTAGCTGGATTGGAATATGCGGCAGTTGAAGATATTGATTACTTAAAAGCTAAACTATTTGCAGCATTGAAAGTACCAAAGGCTTACTTATCGTATGATGAGAACGTTAATGGTAAAGCTACATTGGCTGCAGAAGATGTTCGTTTTGCTAGAACTATCGAAAGAATTCAAAGAACAATCGTTAGTGAATTATATAAGATAGCAATCGTTCACTTAGCTGGACAAGGTATTGATGATGCTGAAATGACAAACTTCCAACTTACTTTAACTAACTCATCTACAATATATGAGCAAGAGAAGGTAAACTTATGGAGTGAGAAAGTTAGATTAGCAACTGATATTAAAGGAATGAATATGTTATCTACTGATTGGGTATTCCACAATGTATTCAGTATGAGTGAAGATGAGATGGATATGGAAAGAGCTAAGATGGTATTAGACCTCAAAGACCGTTTCAGATACAATTCAATTGAACAGCAAGGAGAAGACCCAGCAAACCCACCAGAACAACAAAATGTAGAAGAAGAAATCCAAAAAATGAAGCAGGAGATTGTGGATAATAAAGGTGGTAGACCAAGAGAGGGAAATACATATGGTAAAGATAAACATCCATATGGTAGAGACCCATTGGGTAACAAAGAAAATGAGAAAGAGAGAAAGAGAGAAACTCGTTCAATCGAATCAAGTAAAAAATTAGCAAGAGAATATATAAACGGAATTTCAGCAAAAAAGAGGATTTTAAGTGAAAAAACACAAAAAACTGACCTTTTAGATGAAAATAATCTGTTAGATGACAGTAAATTTTAATAAACATTAAAAAGTTTATATTTATATGTGTTAGTTTATAGATATAGGTTAAATTATAGGGAAATAAATGAAAAAAATAAAACATTCTAAGGTTAAGAATACCGGGGTGTTATTTGAGCTTTTAGTAAGACAAATAACATTGGAAGTACTTAATGGTGATAAAACTGAAAACGCAAAAAACATTGTAAAAGAATTCTTTGCGTCTGGTACTGAATTAAATAAAGAATTACGTCTTTATGATTTATTGTTAAAGGAAAAATATAATTCTGAATCAAAAGCAGAAATGTTTGTAGATACTGTATCTCAAGCACATGCTAAATTAAATGAAGGTAAGCTTGTAAAAGAAAAATATAATCTTATTAAGCAAATCAATGAGAAATTTGAACTAGAGCAATTCCTTTCATCTCCTATAACTAACTACAAAGTATTAGCTTCAATATATAAAGTATTTGAATCTAAGAAGTCCGAAAACTACGATATTAAAGATATATTCAATTCTAAAGTAACTCTTATTGAGAACATTATAGCTAGACCATCTACTAAAACTAACAAAATAGAAGATACTAAATTAATCGAATCCTATAAGCAACAAGATAAAGACCTAAGATTATTAACCTATAAGATTCTTGTTGAAACATTCAATAAAAAATATACAAATTTAGATTCAAAGCAAAAGAATTTGTTAAAAGAATACATAAACAATATTTCAAATACATCTAAATTTAAAGATTACCTTTCGGTAGAATTACCAAATATTGTATCTGAACTAAAATCTATCAAATTAAAAATTCAAGACAAAGTTACTACTATTAAGTTATCCGAAACTATTTCTGTTTTAGAAAAAATGAAAATGGGTAAAAGTATAACCGATGGGCAAGTTTCATCTATCATGCTTTCTTATGAGTTAATAAAAGAATTAAAATCTAAATTAAAATAATGGAAGCTAGATTAAAAGAAATAATCAGAACAATAGTTAAAGAAATCCAATCCGAAAAGGAATTGGAGGAAATGACTGGAACTGGTGCAGTCGCTGGATATGATACGCCAAACGCATTTTCTAAACCTGGTTCCACTGCAAAGAAAAACAAAAGATTAGCTAACGTAACTGGTGGTGAGGTTGTTGATGATTTAGAGGAAGGAATAACAAGTAGTGCTGGTGCACCATTTTCAAAACCATCCGAAGTTGCTGGTAAAAATGCTAAATTAGCTAAATTATCTGGTGGTACAATTGTTGGTGAAGAAAAGGATTGGTTGAAGAACGATGTTCCTGCTAATTCTAAAAAACCATTAGAAATAAAACCAACTGCAACTGATTGTAGTGATTCTGGTGAAATAGCAGATAAGAGCGGTATGGTATTGGCAAAGGATGATGATGAAGCTAGTTTAAACGAAAATCGTTGGTTGGCAATCAAAAATGAAGATGGTTCTCCTAAATCTAAAATGAGTAAGGGTATAACATCTATCAAACAACAATTAGGTGAGGTAGAGAAATTTGTTAACTGGTATTCTAAAATAAAGAATGAGAATGGAGTTAAGAGAGGAGATTACTATAAAAGAACAAATAAGAGTTTACATAAGATAAAAGAGAGATTAATGAATCTTTCAGAAAAAATAAGAACATTATAATATGAACATAACTAGACAAAGACTAAAAGAATTAGTTAAGGAAGTGATGACAGAAGAATCTGAATATCAAGCATTCTTTCAAAAGGCTTTAGATAAAGCAGGTAAAGATATAAATGCAATGTCAGATGAAGAAAAGAAAGCTTTCTTTAATAAAATTGATTCTGCTTGGAATGGTAAGGGTGAAAAGAGTGAAGGTAATGCTTTTGGAGCGGCCGTTTCTAATGCAAAGCAAGCAGGAGATGATGAATTTGAAGTAGGTGGAGAGGAATATAAAGTAGAAGCAGTTTCTACTGAATTGCCAACGGCAGCAATTCCATCTGCAATTAAAATGAAATTATCTCAAGCAATTGATAAAATCAAAGATGCTAAGTTAAACCCTATGCAAAAATTACAATTAGTTGCACAAGTTGTTGATAGTTTAGGTATTGATAAATCTCAGTTAGGTACAATGGCTTCTAAAATTAGAAGTAAAATGGAATCTAAAAAATAAGAATATAAATGAAATCACTCTTAATAGAAACAAACCTATTCGAAGGTAAGGTAAATGAAGATGAAGGAGGAAGAACCTTAGTAAAAGGAGTTCTACAAAGAGCATCTGCGGAAAACCAAAATGGTAGAGTATATCCTAGAGAAATCTTAATGAGAGAAGCTAAGAAATACGAAATACTAATTAAGGAACGTAGAGCATTAGGTGAATTAGACCATCCGGATTCTACTGTAATTAATTTGAAGAACGTATCTCATAACGTAAGAGAAATACATTGGGAAGGTGATGACCTTTGTGGGACAGTAGAAATTCTACCAACTCCATCTGGTAACATCTTAAAAGAATTGTTGAAAGCTGGAATCCTATTAGGTATCTCATCAAGAGGTATGGGTTCAGTAACTAATATCGGAGAAGGCAAAGTAAAGGTTCAGGATGACTTTGAATTGATTGGTTGGGATTTTGTATCTAACCCATCTACACATGGTGCATTTATGGTGCCTGTAAACGAATCTGTTAATAGAGGTTTACAACAAATAGGAACTGATGTTTGTGGTCAATACTGCAAAGCACAGGATTTAATGAGAGAAATAATAACTGAAATAGCATAATAATGGCAAAGAATTTCGACATATACGATTATGTACACAACAATAAGATAACCTTAAAAGTTGATGCACCAAAAGGAACAACTGTAGCTAAAGCATACAATGATATCCGTAAAACTAACTTGAAAGAAGTAAAGATAGTAAATGGTAAATTCAGCATAGCTGAAAACTTAGAAGATAGAAAACTATCAAACGAAGTTAAAAAACATTTCTTAGAAATCATTTCTACTTACAACACTTTCCAAGACCAAATGAAAAGACAATCTGATATGACAGAGGTTGCAAACACATTAGGTGCTATTGTTGAGGCTGCAAAAGAAATGACATTACGAGAAAGTGGTGATTGGTTCGATGCAGTAACTGTAAAAAGAAATATGCAAGAATTAGATAAGATGGGTAAATCATTTGATAAATTCGCTGTTGAAGCAAAAGCAATGGATGAAAGATTACATTCTTTGTATGAAGACATGGGTCACATCTTAAATCGTTACTATGAGATTGCAGATATCAGTACTGATACAATGCATGAAAGATTAGGAAATAAAAAGAAATAATTATGATTCGTTTAGGAGGATTGGTATCACAAAAAGCATTTGGTAAATTTGAAATGGGTAAAGTAATTTCTAATCCATTTGCAAACGCATTTGTTAATGAAGCGGAAGGTGAAGACCATGAAGTTTCTATGGGACAAAATCAATTAGATACTATCATTAAGATGGCAACTGAATTGAAAGCTAAAATGGGTGAGAATGAAAAAGAAATCCCAGCTTGGATTCAAGACCATATTTCTAAAGCAGAAAACTACATTTCACAAGCATCATCTAACTATCACGAATACGGACAAAACGAAAGTAGAATAGCTGAAGATTCACCTTGTTGGAAAGGATATAAGCAAGTTGGTATGAAAGATAAGAATGGTAGACAAGTTCCAAATTGCGTACCTAACGAATCGGTAACTGAAGCAAAGGGTAGAGGATTTGCATCAATTCAAAACGATATGGCCAAAGTAGTAGCTACTATTCAGTCTGAATTAGAAAAATATAAATTAAACAAAGGAACTGATAAGGCTAAGCAAAATGTTGAAAATCTTAAAAAGTTAAATATACAAAAGCAAAGATTGGAAGATGAACTTGATGGAAAAGTTACATCTTTATATGCAGATTATGATTTAGACCAGCTGCATTTTATGGGAAAGAAAAAATAAATTCTAAAGAAATATATAGATTTTTACGTTTTTGTAAAATTTTATATATTTATTCATACAATAACGCATTTTTATATGCGTTTTTCCATTGGTAATGAATACTCACCTTTATGTGTAGTGACCAAAACGCCAATAAAAAATTCTATTTAAGCTCACAATACAATAGCTTAAGAAATCCGATAAATAAGGAAAACAAATGGCAAGTTCAAAATTGTTGAAAGAAGCAATTGCTGATGCTAAAGCTGTACGTGAAACTGCTATCGCTAACGCTAAAATCGCATTAGAAGAAGCATTTACTCCTCGTTTACAATCTATTCTTTCTAAGAAACTAACCGCTGAAATGGAAGGTGAAGAAGAAGAAGTAGAAGTGAATGAAGATAATGAT